CCCTCGAACCCGGCCCACTTGCCGCGCTGCCCCCACTCCGCACCGCCCGCGTAAGGCACCGACGACACGATGCTCGCCGTGGTGCCTCGAACGGCCACCTTGTACCCCGACGCCAGGCGGCCCGACAGGTGCGGCGCGTTCGAGGCGGCCTGCGCGATGATCGGAACGCCCGCGCGTTTCAGCGCCAGCGGAATCTCGCGGGGCGCGGCACCGGCGGCCTTGCGGACGGCGGCGCGGAACTCGTTGAGCCCGGTGACCGTCACGGTTCCACCGTTAGCCACGTCGCCTCACCTCCGCTTCGCGCATCGCCCGGTCGAGCTGTTCGACCTGCTGGTCGTGGTAGTCCGCGAGTGCCTGCTGCACCTCGACGGGTGCCTCGAGGATCGCGTTGGGGGGGATGTTCAGGTCGGCCGCCAGGACGGCTACTCGCCAGGCGGCGGACCCGAGTCCGTAGGGTCCACGGGGCCGTCCAGCCTCTCGAGCTGAATCTCCTCGACGCCCTCGAGGAAGTCCTCGAACCCGCCGACCGGGCAGTCGCCTCGGGTCAATGCGCGCCACGAGAACCAGGCTGTTTGCTCCTCGCGCAGAAGCGCAACGGGCGCCGTCGCGTTGCCCTCGTCGTCGAGCAGTTTCGTCTCGCGCCTGAGCTCGACGACCGACACCGCGTACAGACGCTCGAACGCGACACGATCCGACAGCGCCATGTATACCCCGATGGTCTCGTGCTTCGTCCCGTCGAGCATGACCGCCACGACGCGCATCGACGTCACGACGGCCGCCCCTCGCCGTTGCCGGGCAGGACGATCTTCGGCTGCGCTACTGCGATGTTCGGCCGCTGACCGAGGACGCCGAGGAGGTCGAGGACGTGCTGGCGTTGCCGGACGCCGTCGGTAATGAGCTTGAGCGTGCGCTCACACCGTTCCTTCGATCCGGCGACGATGACGGAGCGCCACTGCGCGACGCCTTGCGCCAGGACGATCCATCCCTCGGGCGTCTCGGTGGCCGTGAACGCGAACACGAGCTCGGAGTTGACCACCTCGTTCCCGAAGTCGTTGATGATGAGCATGGTTCCCCCCTGTTCTCGCGGGTTACGAGCCCGCGTAGTTGGTCGCTGCCTCCTGGTTGTGAACCAGGGCCGTGAACTGCGGCGCCGTGGTCCCGACCACCGTCGACGTCAACTCGATCTCGACCGGGCCGCCCGCAGGGTCGGGGTCGGGATAGTCGCCCTGCCACGCCATGTTCGACGCTGCGAAGTCAAGATCGCGCGTTCCGGCCGTGATCGTGAACAGGTTGTGGAACGAGCCGTACACCGGCGCGTTCGAGATCGCGGTCGCGGCGCCCGTTCCCGTGATGATCTTCTGCCACAGGTCGGTATCGGTCGGCATGAGCCGGAGCGTGACGCTGATCTCGTGCAGGCCCGGCCAGACGTCGATCGGCTCGAGCTGCCGGGAGACGCGCACCGGCTCGAGGTGGTTGGCGATTGTGACGGTGCCGCCCGTGATGTCTGCCGTCGCCGGGGTCGCCGAGTTTGTATCGAGCTGGAACACGCCACCCGCCGGGTAGAACGACTGCTGATCCGAGTCGTCGGTCGTCGGGTTGCCCGAGGTCGTGTAGACCGTGGCGACGGTGCCCATCATCCGCACGCCCATCTCGAGCGGTTCGGCCTGGTTCCAGGTGAACGACAGCTCGTCGACGCGACAATCCCTAATCTTGTGGTACTCGGTGTCGAGCCGGGTCGCCGCCGTGAGGTAGCCGGGGGCGGCCGCCGGGGTGAGCGTGTGCAGGAACGGGTCGGCGCCGCCGGTCGTGACGCGCGTGCCGAGCGCGTTCTCGAGGAGCATGACGACCGAGCGCGGCCACGCTCGCGACACGCAGTCGACCGTCCACAGGAACGCCGAGCGGTAGGCCGAGGGCGGGAACCGGGTCGCCGTCGTCAGCTCCTCGTACGACTGATCCATCCCGGCGCTCATGAGCGAGCCGGACCGCAGGCCGAACCCGTACTTGCGATTGGCCGCGAGCGTCCCGAACGAGGTCTGTTTGTCGAACGCGAGAACGGCGATTTTCTTGTTCAGCGCCACCTCATGCCTCCTTGTCGGACGTCTTCACGCGTTCGGCGAGGCCGAGGCCCTCGAGGTGCTCGAGCTGCTCCCGGTTCGCTTCCTTGGCCTCGTGCACACCCTGTTTGAACTCGGTGTCCGGTCCGAACTGGTTCGACACCGACACGTCTTCCTTTACCTTGAACTTCACGACGACCTCCTCGTCACGACAGCCATGCTTTGAACTCGACGTCGGCACGGACGAACAGCCCGCGTGCGTTCTCGGCGGGCGCCGCGGCCTTGCGGATGCGGGTGAGCGTCGCGTCGAAGACCGTCTCCTGCAGTTTCCAGTCGTCGCGCAGCGCGATCTCGAGCTCGCCGACCATCTCGAGGATGCGATCGCGCGCGGTCGGGTAGTCGGCGCCGGGGACCGTGTGCCAGAACCACACCTCGAGGGAAGCGGTCTCGGTCTTCGCCTGCGAGCCCGAGCCCGTGATCTCCCACGTCTGCTCGGACGTGGCCTCCTCACCGATCCAGACATGCTCGGCGGCGAGCTCGTCGCCCGGCCAGCCGTAGGACAGCGGCACACCCTCGAGCGGGTTACCCACGATGGCGGCGCGTCCCTCGAGCAGGTGGAACAGCCCCACCTCGGCGGCGGCGAGGCGCGAGGTCCGGCTCACGCCATCATCACGACGCGCCGGTCGATCAGCACGTCGTCGACGGCGCGGATGCCGAACGGCTGGGTGAGCCGACCGCCGAAGACCATCGTCCCCGCGTCGGTGATGAGCGACGTCACCCCGGCGGGGATGCCCCCACCGCCGGAGGAATCGGCGAGCACGTTCGACCGGATCGCGGTCAGCGCCGCGTCACGGATGTCGGACGGCGCCGAGTCGTACCCGTGCTCGTAGATGATCTCGAGGTTGCGGAAGCCGTACGGGAACGACGACGGAGCCACGATGTACCCGGCCTCGTACAGGTCCCACGTCGTCGCGTCCTGCACGACTCCGTCGAACTTCGCCGAGATGACCGAGCGCGGCCGGGCGTGCAACAGGTCGAGCTTGCGCGATCCGGGGCCGTCGAGCACGTCGCGGGCGTACCGCGGCACGAACGCCACGCCGCAGAAGTCCTCGGCCCGGTCCTCGAACCACTGGCGCGCCTCGGCGAGCTCGGCCGGGGTCTTCGTCGACAGACCCGACTCGGCCTGCAGGTCGGCCAGCGCCACGACGTACCCGCCGACGACCTCGACGAACGAGGTCTGCCGCTGCACCACGCCGCCGAACGTGCCCTCCCACACGAGCTGGAACCGTTCGAGCACCGACTGCGGGGCGAGCGTGTACGTGTAGTGCCCCGTTGCGCCGTGGGTCGTCGCGGCGTCGGTGGCGAAGATCGAGCCGTCGCCGCGGAAGATGTCCACGGTGACCGCCGCATCGGCGTCGGTCGGCGTCGTGCCGACGTAGAACACGACCTCGGGCTGCGCCCGCGTGTCCCGAAGGACGCGCTGCACCGTCATCCCGGCTCACCCTTGAACACGACAGCGATTGCGATGGCCGCGACGAACCACGCGAGCGCCGACAGGTTCGTGTCGAGCCCGAACAGGCCGGTGAGCAGACCCACGACGATGCACGCCAGTGCGGCGAAGAACGCGACTACCCGCATCACCGCTTCTCACCTGGCGCGGCCGTGGCCTGCTCGACCTTGTCCCACCGGCCGAAGCTGGTCACGGGCTCGAAGTGTTCCTCGACACCCTTGGCGCCGAGTTGCTTGAGCAGCTTGTGACCCGCGGGCACGAGCTCGTCGGCCGCGATCGTGATGAACTCGCCGTCGTACTGCACGCCGAAGGCGTGGCGGGCGCGGTAGTAGCTCTTGCTCGACGAGACGCGCTTGACCCGCGGCTTGCGCGTCGTGGTGGTCTTCTTCGGTGCTGGCATCGTGCCTCCCCTGAGGTGGGGAGGGGCCGTGTGCCCCTCCCCCCGAATCCACCCGGTTGCCCGGTCTTACGTGGTGCCGGTTCCGGCGCGGAACCCGACAGGGTCCAGCACCTTAGAGCCGTTCCTCCACCACGCGAACAGACCGCGCTGCCCGGTCGGCATCCCGAAGCCCGTCCCGGCCGTGGCCTGCTGCGTGAGGTTCTGAACGAGCTCGATGTTCATGCCCACCCGGTCGATGATCTTGAACATTGAGAAGTCACCCAGGAAGATGTCCTTCACGCCGTTCACGATCGTCGCGGGTGCCGTCGAGAGCTCGTTCACGGCGTAGCCGAGCAGACGTAGCCCGGTGTTGCCGTTGCCGCCGGAGGACGCGGGTGCGTTCCCCATGAGCTCACCGATGCGGAGCCACAGCTGCGCGCCGCCTGCGGTGTCCAGCGCCCGAATGATGTTGTACACCGCCCGGTTCGCCACCCACTGCGCCCGAGGCCGGAATCGCGGAGCGAGCGCGGCCTCGATCGCGTACAGGTTGGCGGCGGTGACCGTCAGTCCGGTCGACAGAGGAGTGGTGCCCGTGACGCCGGTCGACAGGCCGAACGGGTTCGGCGGCGTGCCGTTGCCCGAGAAGAACGCCGTCGCCTCCTCGTCGTCCTTTGAATCGGCGAACAGACGCGCCAGCCCGGCGTCCATGCCGGGCCAGTCGCCCTCGGCCTCCACCGAGAACGGCACGAACGCCTGCACCCGCGAGCAGACGATCGCGGGCTGCGCGAGCGTCGGGGTGTTGTCGGTCGTGACCGCGGCCTCGAGTGCACGCGAAGCGGTGATCGCCGCGGCGGTGGCCCCGCGCCACTCGTTCGACCCTACGATTGGCTCCACGTTGGAGATCGCGCGCAACGGGTTCACCACCGAGGCCGACACCGGGATCAGCGTCGGGTCCAGGGTGAACGTGATCGGGATGCCGGTCGTCGACAGCGAGAACGCGCGCTGCTCCTCGTTCGTCATCGGGACGCCCGTCATCCACTTGCGGAACGCCGCGCGGTACTGCGGCGAGCCGGTCTTGAGGATGCGCCGGGCGAGCTGCCCGTCGGGCGTGTCGTACTCGTCGAGCAGGCGGGCGATGTAGTCCTGCGCCTGCTGCCTCGTGACCTGCTCGGGGAAGTGCGCGAGCTCGACCGCTCGCATCGCCCGGTCGCGGTACTCCATGCGTCCGCGCTGCGGGTCCTCGGGGTTGAATCGGACGTTCGACAGGTCGTAGATGTCCCGTTCCTTGAGGCTGGAACGGTCGACCTTGGGTGCCTCCCATGCCGGGGTCACGCGGGCCGGGTCCGACCCGCCGTTCTCGGCGATGTGCTTGAGGTACTTCTCGCGCTTGTCGAGCTCGACGACGCGCTTGTCGATCTCCTCGTTCGTCTCGACGAGGTCCGCATACCGCTCGCGGGCGTCGTCGGGATAAGGGAGACCGGCGTACTCGTTCTCGAGCGCCGTCAGCTCGGCCTTCACCTCCCCTTGCTTGTTGCTCAACTCCTCGATGGAGCGGAGCTCGTTCAGCTCTGCGACATCCATGTCAGGAACTCCTCTCGTGTGCGGAAGCGCCGCACCTCGACGGGCAGAGGCTTTTCCTCGAGAGGCTTGTCCTCGGCGCCCTTGTGCAGGACTTCGTCGATCATCCGGGCGAGATCACCCGGACGCCGTGCCGCCAGCTCCGCGACCGTCTCCGCGGCTGGTCGAAACTCGTCTGTCAGCGAGCGCACGCCCGCCGTCGTGTTGGCGTACGCCGGGAACGTCACCGGCCCGGCCTCGAACACCGACGCCTTGAGGATCGTTCGCTCGGGAAGTCCCTCCGGGTTGTGGTCGGAAGGCTCCGGGCGGTGCACGATCTCCTCGTCGTCGACACCGAATCGGAACGACGAGCCGTACGCACCGGCTCGCAGGCCGTCGACCACGAGCTGCGGCACACCGGGGAACAGCGGCGCCTCGGCCAGACCGCCGACGTCGGTCTCGCGCGCCGTGACCGGGTGCCCGAGCAGCTTGTCGCCGAGCTCGGGGTCGCGCCCGTGGTTGAACGTGATCTTGGGCATCCGCTCCTCGAACGAGTCAACGAACGCGCCCTGCGCGACCTGCTCCATGAACCGACCCTCGAACCACGAGTCGATCTCGGTCCACTCGTTGAACCGCGAGAACGGCACGACGAGCGTCCGGCCACCGTCGGAATCTTCACGAACCTCGAAGTGCGACAGGGCCGGGGCCATCGCCCGGTACAGGTCACCCTTGGGAAACGCGGACGCCTCCTGGGCCTGGATCGTTACCATGTGCGCCTCCAAGTGTCGGCGGGCCTCCTCGGCGTTCGTGAGACCCTGCGTCTGCCCGAATCGCTGCAGCGCGGCTCGTACGCCGTCGGCGTTGGGCACGGGTGCCTTCGCGAGGTAGTGGTGCGGGAGCTTGTGCGACGAGCGCAGCGCGGGATCGCCCGCGGTCTTCCCCGCGCAGACCTTGTTGTAATCGGCGGCCGTCGTGCACACGTTCATTGCCGCGTTCCCGTCCCACGCACCGTTATCGACCGCGGCCCTCGTGGCCTGATCGGTCATGGACTAACCCCCTTCGGACGCAGCGGCTCCGGCGGGCGCCTTACCGTTCGGTGATCCACCGAGCGACGTCGGCAGCGCGCCGAGGTTGGCCCCCTCGCGGTTCAGAATCTCCCGCGCCTCCTCGGCCGAGATGACGACATTCACCGCGAGGTAGACCTTCTGCAGGGCAACGACGAGCTCCTCGACCGACATCGACCTGTCGCCCGTCTCACCAGTCCCCGGCGGCTGCAACTGCACCGAGAACAGGTTCGTGTGCTGCAGCAGTGTGATGTCGTCGGCGTGAACGGCCGTGACGACCGAGTCGGGACGGAACCCCGCGTCGACCAGTTGCTTGATCGTCGCCGCGTTCTTTCCGAGAATCTCGGCGGCGTCCGCCTGATCCTCCTGCAGGAACGGCACGTCGTTGTCGTCGTACCACAGCCGCGAGTCGGTGGGCGTCGGGATGATCGACTGCATCGACCCGGCGAAGTTGCGCCACGTCGGGCGCGCCCACTCGTCGCCGAACGCGCGCCGGGCCTGGCCGTAGTTGGAATACGTCGCGGCCTGCAGACCCTCGGACAGACCGACCAGCACCGGCGGAACCCCGGCCGCGGCGGCGATCCGTGTCTCACCGGCGCCCTGGGTCTGTTTGAAATCCATCTGCCGCAGGTTCGCGCCGATCACCTCGGCATCGGCGCCGCCCCCGAGGAACAGCGTCTTGTACGCGTTGGCCGCGCCCTCGTGTCCCTGGCGGAACAGCGCCACCCATTCCTTGAACTTCTCGGGCGTCAGCGTCGGATCGGCCTTCACCTTGAGGTTCGGCGTGGCCGCCTGCTCGAAGAACGCCAGCTTGTGCGACGTCGCCGCGGTGTCGGCCTTGATCTCGCGCAGCACCGGCGATAGCCACGACTGCCCGCGCCACGGCGCGAGCGGGTCCGGCACCGGCGCGAAGTGCGCGACCGACTCCGGCAGCAGGAACCGCGGCTCTTTGCCCGACCCACGGCCCCCCGGCTGGTAGATGTAGCCGAGCACCTCGGCCCCGAGGTCCCACCCGTTCGACTCGGAGTCGTCGGGCACCCCCGACAGGATCGTCACCCAATCCGGCCGGAGCACCTGCAAACGATCGGGGGCCGCCCGATACGTGAAGCTGTTGCCGAACAGGTCGGCGTACACGAGGTTGCGCGCCAGCAGGTCGCCGGTGGTGCCGTTCGGCCACGGGTGCTCGAGCAGGTTGAGCGCCGGAGACGACCACAGGTCGCCCGGTCGGCCGCCACGCATCCGCTGGAACGCGAACCGTGCCTCGGTGAACACCCGCATCCGAACCGCCATGCACGCGAACACGACGGCGTTGCCGCCGAACGCGTAGGAGGCCAGGCCGGTCGACCCGGGCGGGACCTCCTCGCGGTTGCCGGTCATCGACGTATTCAGGCCGAGGAGGTACTGCTGACCGAGCCATGTCATCCATTCGCCGAAGTCGAGCGGGTCGTTGGCCCGTTCGGCTCCGACGAACTTCCACCAGCGGTCCCTCAGACCCATGCGACCTCCGTCAGACGAACGCGATCATCGGTTCGCGGTCGACCCCGATCTCGGCGGCCGCGGCGTTGTGCACCATCGCGGCGGCGACGAGCGCGTCGATCACCCTCATGTCCTGGTTCCCGCCCTCGCGCGTCTGCGACGGCCGGTCGAACCGTGTCCCCTCCGCGCGCACCTTCGCCACGGCGTTCAGGACGTGGCGCGTCAACTTCGGGTCGCCGGTGTGGTGCAACCACCCCTCGCGCAACGCTTCCATGAACCGCTCGTAATCGAGCGCCGCCATCTTCGGCGAGTGCGGCCACGGGACCACCCGGGCGCCGAGCTCGTCCGCGATCCACACCGCGAGCTGCTCGGCGCGCGTTTCGTCCATCACGACCGTGTGGATCGGGTTGCGCGCGTGCAGTCGGTGCAACGCGTCCTCGACGAGCGACGGCTCGAGCGACGTTCCATCCCTCGGGGGCACCAGCACGTCGGCGGGACCGAGCAGCCGGTACTCCGCGTCGCGTATCCACACCGGCACCAGCGCCGTCGTGTCCCACTTCCACGCCACGTCGAGCCCCGCCCACACCGGCTCGCCCTCGGGGATGGCATCGGCCACCGCCGCACCGAACCACTCGGACTCGGTGATGGCCGCGGCTTCGGATCGGGCGGCCTGTCCGCAGTTGAACCGGCGCCAGTGGGGCTCGGTCATCGAACTCGACTCGCGCAGCTCGCGCAGCGACTCGACGGTGATCGCCTTTAGCGGGTTCGCACGCTTGACCAGCTCGAGGTCGTCGACGTTGCCGTCCTCGGGCACCGCCCATTCGTGCAGGACCGCCCCGCCGGTGACCTCGGCCGAGGCCGATCGCACGAACGTCTCGGTGCGCGTGATGTCGGTGCCGGTCTGGCGCATCCGCTCGCGCACGGTCTCGAACTCGGTCCCCGGTTCCCCGGCGGTCGAGATGGCGATGATCTGCCCGTCGCGCTTGCGGAGCTTCCCGCGCCAGGTCCGGTAGAGCTTGAGGTCGCGGTGCTGGTGGAGCTCGTCGGTGATGCACAGCGTCGGTCGCGTCCCGTCGCCGGTCCGGGCGTCGGCCGCGGCAATGAAGATGCGCGACCCGGACTCCACGCACCTGATCTTCCGCAGGCCCGGGTTCAGCGTGTAGATACCCTCGAGCTCGGGGGACCGGAGCACGAACCCCTCGGCCGCATCCCAGTCGGTCTGGGCCTGCTCACGCGCCGCACCGGCCACGTCGATCGCCGACCAGCGCACGTAGCGGCAGACGTACAGCGCGATGGCCGCGACAAGCGTCGTCTTCGCGTTGCCCTCGGGCATCACGAGCCAGCACTCGCGGAACCCGCGCAGCAGGTCGACCACGAACGCCATCTGGAAGTCCTCGATGACCCACGGGTCGCCGGTATCGAGCACCAGCTCACCGCTCCACCCGCGGAAGTGATCGGGCGTCATGGGGTCGAGCAGACGCCAGTCGGTCGTCACGTGATGGCCTCCCTGGCGCGTTCCTGCAGGTCAGAGCGTTATCCGGCGGACCTCGCAGGTCAAAGTCCCGACACCCCCGGCGAGGTAGCGGGTGTCCCGGCGGTGCGCGAGGTCTTCGATGCCCCCCACTCCCCCCCCTACCCTTGACCGCGGCGCGCGTTGCACACGATGCAGAGCACACCGAGGTCACCGTGTTCGCCACCGAGGGACCTCGGCAGCCGGTGGTCTGCGGTCAGTCGGTTCGGTGGCACGACCAGGTGCGGCGGGGTCTGCCAGCCTGGGCACACCTCGCCGTGCTCCTCGCGGTACTGCGCCACGACGGCGGCACGGCGGCGCTGCTGGGCGCCGGAGCGACCGCGGCGGGCCGGTGGGTGGATCGGGCAGTCGATGCGTCCGTCGATGGGGCAGGCACGGTGCCGGGGCCTGGTCATCGGTGCCCCCCCGATAGGTGACCCGCGGTCCCTGCATCGCTAGGCCGCGGGTCGGCGAGGTCTTCGTGGGTGGGAGGTGGGGGGTGCATGACCCCTCCCCCCTTATGGAACGGCGCGGGCGTTCGGCCCGTACAGGTTCGAGCGCCTGACCCCGGCGTGCTGGGCCTTGCGCCGCTCACGCTGGGCGGTGGCCTGCTCGGCGTGGGACAGGCGCCAGGTCGTCACGTAGACCACGGCGGCGCGGAGTCGCTCGGGGTCATCGGCCAACATCCCGAGACCGAGGTTGCACGTCGAGCAGAGCAGCCCTCGAGGGCGCCCGCTCAGGTGATCGTGGTCGGGGATGAGCTCCATGCCCTGCTGATCCCCGCAGATGGCGCATCGTCCACCCTGGGCCTGCAGCAGCACCATGAAACCATGCTCGCCTCGGTTGAACCCATCGGGGACCTGCAGCCTGCCACCGGGAGAACCCACGTCGTCGCCTCGCTCTAAGTCGTGGGGTGCCCGTGGCTGGTGCGTCCGCGATCATACATCTCGCGGATAACGCCACGTCAAGCCCCATGTCGGATGGTCAACGTCGTGGACTATTTCACGACTCGAGCCCGGTGATCGGTGAGGCACCGCCCTCGATGCTGCCCGCCTTGCCGTCATCGGCCTCGGCCCCGGCGTTGGCGTTGGCGTCATGCTCGAGCGCATCGCCCATCCCACTGCTCGACTGCATCCCCACCGCTGCATCGGCGTCGCCCTCGGTGAGGTAGACCGGCGCCGGTGGTGGTGCGGCGAACGGTGCGACGTCGTCGAGCGTGCTGGTGTGCTGGTAGTCCTCGAGGCTGTCGGGCGTGAGTAGGTCGACGAGGTCGTGGAACGTGGTGTACGACGGGGCCAGCTCGACGATGCTGGCCGGTGGTGCGAACGTGAGCGGCGCCACGTCCAGCGTCGTCGTGTGCTGGTAGTCCTCGAGCGTCTCTGCGGGCTCGTGATCCTGATAGGCCGTGTACCCCGCCGCGGCCAGCGTCTCGATCGGCTCGACACCGGCGACCAGGTGTGGGGTGACGTCAACCGTGGTGTCGGCTGCGTAGTCCTCGGTCTGCTGCTCGTCCCACCACCATTCGCCGTAGTGGGGTTGGGCGGCGAAGACCTCAATCGCCTCGGCCGCCGTGGGGAACAGCGTCGGGGACAGGTCGAGGGTGCTGTCGGCCTGGTAATCCTCGGTCTCGGCCTCCGGCCAGAACGCCTCGCCGTAGTGGGGCTGAGATGCGACGAGCTCGGTGGTCGGTGCCTCCGGGGGCGCTAGGAACTCGAGCTGCTCCGGCGCCGCCTGGTAGTCCTCGACGATCTCGCCCTCGAACCACGGCTGCTCGGCGAGCGGCTGCGTCGCGTACGTCTCGACGGGCTCGACACCGGCGGGGAACAGCGTCGGCGTCGGATCGAGGGTGCTGTCGTTGGCGTAGTCCTCGGTCTCCTCGGCCGGGATCGGCAACTCGCCGTAGTGGGGCTGCGCCGCCGTGAGCTCGACGAACGGGACCTCGGGAGGTGCTAGGAACTCGAGCTGCTCGGGACCGGGCTGGTAGTCCTCGGTCTCGGTCGGGATCAGCGTCGCGAAGTCGTCACCGTAGTGCGGCTGCGCGGCGAAGGTCTCGATCGGCTCGACCGCCGCTGGCGGAAAGAGCGTGGGGACGACGTCGAGCGCCTGGTCGGGGAAACCGAAGACGTTGCCCCACCATGCGTCCTCGGGATCGTGACCGTGCGGGTACTCGTCGGTGTAGACCTGCACCGCCTGCACCGCGTCCGGCGCCGGTGGCCCCACCAGGACGGCGGGGACAGCGTCCAGCACCACGGTCGTCGCCTCGCCAGCCATGCGCGCGATCTCGCCGGTGTCCTCGTCCTCGTACCACCACGCCGCCTGCGTCGAGATGTCGGCGGCGATGTGAATCTCGGGACCGGCGGCCCCGCTCGGTTGATTCCAGAGCCAGATCAGACCGGCCACGGAACCCCCTTACGGACTGGCGATTGTCGTAAACCCGAAGATAGGGATGTACGCCGACATCGTGGCCGGGGTAGCCGTTGCCGGGAGACCACCGGCCAGCCCGGTCTCCTGGTATCCGCCCGTGCCCTTCACGAGCGTCGCGCCGGGGGCGACGCGGAACAGCGTTGTTGTCGTGCCGCTCGCCCAGATCGCCAGCCAGATACGACCAGCCGGTATGACGGTGTCGGTGATGTTGTCGAACTGGCAGACGTTCGCCCCGGCCGACGTGGTGGCCGTTCCCCGGACGATCGCCGTCCCCGGCCCGTCGTCTCCGGCGTCGTTGTCGTTGTAGATGCCCACCTGCACCGTATCCGTCCCGACCGTCGCACCGTTGAGCCAGAACACCCGGTAGGCGATGCACGCCGTGGGGATCACGATGGGGTAGTAGTTCGCTCGCTGCGCCCCTGGGTAGGTTGCCGATGCGGCCACTCCGGCGCTGTCCAGCATCTCGCCGTACCACCCGTGGATGGAGTGAGGTCCGACGAACGGCGCTGTTGCGTAGGGCCGGACCCGCGGTGAGAACGTCATATCGCCACCGAGCGGAGCGTGAACGTGATATTCGGATTGAAAGCCCGAGTTGTCCGCGTGAGCGTGGCGGTAGCGGGGAGCACGAACGCCGTCTGCTGTTCACAGACCCCAACGGCTTCCAGCAGGCCCGCCACCGGAACGTGCGCGGAGTAGTTGTTCGTTCCGTCCGCCGCCATCGCGGCGTAGTACCAGCCCGGCGCGATAGCGAGGTCGGTCCAGTTGACCGCGTTCCATGCGCTGTTCGTCCGCGCCTGCGTGCCGGTCGTCTGGATCTTGTTTCCCGCCATGTCGTACAGGCCGATGTCGAAGTTGCCGCCCGCCGTTGCTCCCGCGCCACATCCCACCTGGAAGATCGTGCCCGCCTCGTTGAAGTAGATCGGGACGTAGATCGCGAGGTTCGCGAGGGGCCAGGCGGCGCTCGCCGGGGTGGCGGATTGGATGCCTCGCGGCGGCTGCCCACGCGAAACGGTTGATACCGCGAAGTGGCGATAGGTCGCGCTCTCGACCGGGACGGCCGGGGAGTAGGTCACGCCGTCTGCGTGATGTTGTAGATCCGGGTCACCTCATCCACCCACGCTTGGATGGAGAGACCGGAGTCGATGAACGGCTGCCACAGGAAGGCTCTGGTCGCCAGCGTCGAGAGAAGATCAACCTGCCCGACCGTGAACGTTGATATGAACTTCAGCGCCCGCCCGGTGTCGGCTGCCTCCTCGCCGAAACACTTGAAGAACGCATCGACGACCTGGTTGCGTTCGGCGGCGTTGAGCGGCATCAGTCGTACTCCTCGATGTAGTGCACCTTAGCGTCGCCCGCCGCCGTGTAGGCCGCCGTCGTGATCGCTTTGACCGCGACCGTCGTGTACAGCGTCAGCGAGTCGCCGGGGTCGAGCCGGAAGTCGGCCGTGGTCGCGGTCGAGCCGGGGTCGACGAAGATCGGGACGGTCTGCCGGTTGACGATGATGATGCGCTTGCGTGTGTCGCGCGCCGCGGCGATGTCCGCCGACGTGTTCGAGATCGTGACCTGCCCGTCGGCGCCGGTCGCCGCGCCGATCTCCCCGACGCGCTGAACGTGGACCGTCGCCGCGGCGATCGTCCGCTCGTCGGTCGCGATGTTCGTCCCGGACCCGGCGGTGACCGCGACGTTGTCAGCCAAGGTTGAACACCTCCGTCGCCACGACGTCGAGGCCGACGCTCAGGATCACCTCGACGGTGCCCGTACCGAACGCGAGCGGCTCGTCCCAATCGACGGCGCCCGCCGAGTACAGGTGCGCTTCCTCGGTCTGCCCGCAGTTGTCGCAGCGGTCCGGCGGTGGAAGCGAGTCCTTGAACGAGTGCGCGACCCACGGCCGGTAGCGGGCGCTGCGACCGTCGCCGTTCGCAGCTCGCTCGCGCACTTCGAGGTCGAGCTTGCCACCATCGCCGAAGTCGGCGCCGACGACCTTGATCCGATCGCCTTCGAGTGAGATGACCGCGGTTCCCACCTACACCGACCTCCCAGGCCCCGGCATCACCGGGGGATTCACCCGCCCCGGCTCCCACCGTTCGGGGTTCGTCGCCCACTCGTCGTCGAGTCGCACGACGTCGGCGATGTGGCCCATGCACAGACCGACCTCGGTGTCGACGCCGATCACGAGCGACCGCAGGAGTTTCTCGTACCAGCCGAAGCCGGGCGGATGGGCGTCGACGTAGAGCGTCAGCACCGCGTAGACCGGATCGCCGCAGCCCTCGACGCCGCAGTGGTGGAACACGCGGACCTCGTGCGTCAGCAGGCGATCGCGGTAGCCGGGACCGTTCTGTTTCTCGGCGAGGGTCGGCCGCCTCACTCGAGGCACGCCTGACAGGTCGCGTCGTCCCGGTCATCGGTCGAGCGGAGCGTGCCCTCGCCGCGTTGCTTCCCGCGCGTGGTCGAACCCTCGCCGCCGAGTGCCAGGCCGCAGACCGTGCGGTAACCCATGACGTTAGCCCCGTCCCGTTCGATCTTCACGAGGATCAGGTCGTCGTCCTCGTCCATCGCAACGAGGTGCACCGGGAGCTCGAGCTGTTTCTCGTACTGGCCGACGGACTGCCAGGCGTTGCCCATGCGGGCCGTCTGATCGAACGCCGTCTCGGTGTCGAGGAGTTTCTCGTCCTTCGTCTTCGGCACCGTCAGTCCTCCGACCAAACCAGCGTTCCGGCGAGCACATCGGTCTCGGTGCCGACCGTCTTCTGCAACGCGAGACGTGTGGCGCCGGTGACGAACGGCTCGGCGCCGGGCGGGTACCACAGGATGTACGTGCCGACCCGGTCGAACCCGAAGTCCTCCGTCGTGACGCCCGAGGTCGGCTCGGCGGTGTACGTCGAGGAGGCGACGGTGATCGGCGACGGGGAGTTGGGGTCGAGCTTCGTGTTCGCCGCCGTGATGTCGGTCTTCGTCCCGGCCGTCGAGACCGCGTTCAGGACGAAACGGTTACCACCGGCCGACGTCGCGGCGGTGTTGCCGATGCGGAGACCCCGCACCCGTGCTCGAACGGTCGCCGCCAGAAGACCGATCTGGGTCTTCGGCGCGGCGGCACCGGCGGTCGAATCAATCGCAGCGAATGCTGCACCTGCCATTGTCTCCCCCTCCTTGCCTCGGGACCGATGAGTTACACGTTCCCCGAACAGGTCACGCCGGTCAGCGAGCAGCCTGTCATCGGGTCGCCGTTCAGCGTGTTGTTACGAATCACGACGTCCTGCGACGTCCGGTAGTTGTCCGCACCCAAGCGCCCCGACGAGTAGAGGACATATGCGGCGTTGGTGTTGGTCCCGTCGAACGTGTTGTCCTCGACCAGGATGTGCGCCGCCGTCGAGATGATGATGCCGCCTGGGCCGGTCTTGCCCGTCTGCCAGCCGTTGCCGCTGAACGTGTTGCCGTAGACGTGGGCGCTGCCTACGCAGCACAACCAGTTTGCCGACATCTCCCACTGAACGGCGTGGTTGCCGTTGTGGGTGAACGTGTTGCCGTGGATATCCCAGCTCGCGTACTTGCAGTAATCGCACCAGATACCGTTGCCCCACGAGTTGCTGATCGTCGAGCCGGTCATCGTGAAGCGCCCCTCGTCCGCACCGTACGCCGCCGCTTGCTTGACGCACGCGCCGTAAGCGAAGCCGGACGTTGAGGCGTAGGGGCTGCCGTTGCTGTCGCACACCACGTTGTCGAACGTGAGCGGGTTGGAGCCAGTGACACAGGCCCCACCGTTGTCGTGGCAGTCCACGTTCTGCAGGGTGAGTATCGAGGCGTTGTTTATGATGGCGACGCCACAGCTCGCGTTGCCCGCGGTGCCATCTTCCTTGAGACAGTGTCCACCGACCGGCGGCACGGGCGCGTTGCCGATGCTGAGGTCGCGGAAGAACACGGCACCGTCGTGTGCGACAAAGATGCGACTCTGCCCCGTGGGCGAGAGGCCGCTGCCGTCGATGAACGTGGCGGTACGCCCCGCACCGACGAACGCGTCCGAGTACGCCTGGATTCGACTGTTGACCGTGTACGTACCCGCCTGCAGGCAGAACGTGGTGCCGCTGGGCGCTGCATTCACGGCTGCGCCAAGCCCCGGTCCTGGGGCCACCGTGACGCCCGTACACGTCGGAGGTGGCGGGGTCGGCGTGGCCGTTGCGGTCTCGGTGATCGTCTGCGTCGTGGTGATTGTCGCCGTCTCGGTAACGGTCGGCAGCGGTTCGGCGATCGCGGCCTGCAGCTCGGCGTCGGCCTGCGCGAGCAGGTCGCGCGCGTTCTGAACGTGCCCGCCCGAATCGGCAGCGAGGGCGAACCCCGCCGCTGCGACGACCACGAAGGCGCCGACGATGACCGCGGCACGCCGGGCTGCCTTCGTCGTCACGACGGACCTCCATCGGGTCGGTGGACGTGGGTCCGAGCGCACGACCGCAGGGCGTGGGGACGCACGCGGAGATGCGCTCGGAGGTCTGGATCAGAAACGTGGGGCCGTTCCGCGGGGACAACACGCGGAATCTACACGCGTATACGCTATGGGGCGAGCGTTGTCAAGAGCCGCACGCGCTGTTGGATCAGGTACGGGGTCGACATCCGCCGCTCGAGACGCAGCGCGTTCGTCGCCATGATCTGCTCGGCATCGCGGTCGCGGCCGGTGCGTTTCCAGTAGCGGTAGCAGGTGTTGCAACGCCCCAGGATCAGGCGACCATGTCGCTGCCGACAGTTTGAACACGTCCCCACGGGACGCCAGTATAGCCTACGGTGCAACGTTCTCCGAACCCTTGGCCTCGGCGAGGGCGGCGCGGGCTTCACGCTCGGTTACTGCACATGGACCCAACGCGCCGTGGCCGTGGCCGTCGTGCCAGCAGCACTCATGCGCCGCCCGGAGCCGCTTGACCTCGCGTTGCTTCTCCATATCATGCAGAATCCAGCGATTGAGTTGAATCTGCTTCTCGTCTACTTCAGCCCGCAGCCTCTCGACCTCGGCCGGTGCCGCGACGATGTCGTCGAACACCGCTTCCTTGCCCTCGAACTCGTGCTGCCGGACGGTCTCGCCGTCGTAGCCAAGCTCGAACAGAATCACACCTGCGAAGCTCATGATTCCTCCTTGGCGAGGGCGGCGCGGGCGATGCTTCCGCCACCGATGTGCGTGTGCCACTCATGCGCGTCCGAGTCGCAATCGGGATACTTGCAGTTCTCCCAACACGGTTCCTGGTGGAAGTGACTCACGTTGGCTTCGACTATCTGTTCCAGCGCCGCCCGCAGCCGCTCGACCTGGGCCTTCTGAAACGTGTTCATGATGCGGCCGTTCTCAGCCTGTAGCGTCTCGTTGTCGCCCCGCAGCCGCTCGTTATCGGCACTCAACTTCCGGCTTGTCAGTCGTGTCATCGTGACCGCGCCCCGTAGCCGCTCGATCTCGGCGTCGCGCTCCCGCGCCACCATGCGCCACGTTTCCTCGGCCTGGACTCGCTCCGTCCGTAGCCGCTCGACCTCGGCCTCTATGCGGTCTAGGGCGGCGCGGGGACCAGGCCCTTGTCCGAACGTGCGGTCGGCCCGCTGTATGTAGTCCCGCACCATCTCGAAGTCGTTACTTGACACGATCTCGCCTCCCATGGGCCCGTGCTGCTAGGGCACCGAACCTCTCGTCACCGATCTTTCAGCCACGTCGCAGCTCCTCCTCCCTCTCGCGATGCCGTCGCCGGTTCACCGCGCGCTCGAACGTCGACTGATCGACGACGGCATCCGGCGACCGTTCGACCGGCTGCTCGGCCAGGCTACCGAACGCCTTGAGCGCCATCTCGACGTGCGTCTCCGCGGCTCGCAGGTGCGCCACGGCGCGCGCGCACCGGCGCCGGGCGGCCTCGTTCTCCTTGTCGATGACCGTCGCCTCGGTCAACGAACCGGGCGACGATGTGACCGAGACCTCGGACGCCCCGAGCGCCAGCAGCGCCTCGTGCTCGAGCGCATAGACCGAGACGAACACCTCGGCACGCACCCTAATCTCGCGGACCTCGCGAGCGACGGCGCGCGGCTGCGGCAGCTTGTCTGCGGGTCGGGAGCGGTCTGGCCGTCGCTCACCTCCCCCGCCAGACCGCTCCACACCTGTCAACGTCATGGCCCCTTCCGAATCGTGAACGGGCGGCGGACGTAGGTGCTAAACCGCTCGGCTGCACCCAGCGCGAGCCGGAGTCGATCACGCGGCAGAAGCCCCTCGGTCGCGTACATCGCACCGAGCGCGATCGACGCGCCGGACCCGACGGCATCGTAGGACCCGACCTCCTCAGTGACCTGATAGTCGCCATAAACCGCGAACAGCCGACCCGATACGCCAACGAGGAAGGCGCCCCCGGTCTCAACCTCGTTCTCTTTCTTCGCCAGGCCGCCATCCTTGAGGCACCGCCGCACGGCATCGACGAACGTCGTCACCATGAAACGGTCGAGACCTCGCTCGGGCGGGGGCGGCGGCTTGAGCGCGTAGCGTAGGAGCTGCCCCATCCGAAACGACGACGTGAAGCCCACGACGTAGGGGCCGTTCGTGAACACCTTGCGATTGGCGTGGAGACTCAGCCAGGAGTTGCTCACCCCGGCCGAGTCCCCGCCGATGTAAACGTCGCCGTCATCGACGAGCCCGACGATGCAGGTCACGCCTCGGCCGCTTCGCCGTCGCCCTCGAACAGCGGCTCGGGCGCGTCCTCGACTTTGAGAATCTGCGCCCCCTCGAGCAGCTTGGTCTTCCGCGTGAAGACGAGCTCGACGGCGTCGCCGCGCCGGGCTTGCTTTTCCTTGAGCTCGCCCGTGACCTCGAACCGCGCCTCCGACACGCTCACGATCTGACCGAGCTCGGGCAGCTCGGCGCCCTCCTGAATCTCAATGAACCCGTGCACCTGCACTCGTTTCAGCACTCGTTCCTCCCTGTCACGCGCACGACCAGGCGCCCCAGCCGGACGCGTGAACCATCCGCACCGTGACGACGATCTGCGCTCTGCTGTTCTTCCATGACGTCCACGGACCGACGCGCCAGCCGTCCGGCATGGCCCACGCCACGCGACTCGACCACGCCGAGGCCGCGTGCTGGAACAGGCCGAGGTACGCGCCGCCGTTCGACGCGAGCCGGTTCCAGCCCGACTCGCACGCTCCGACCTGCTCGATCTTCGGCATCCCGCCGTCGATGGGGCCGAACCGATCCACGACGCACTCGGTCGTTCGCCGCTCCTCGCGGGCGGTCCACGTCGCTCGGTCGACCCACTGGAACCTGCACGTTCGCTCCCTGATCTGCTGCTGTTGCGTGCCCGACACTGTTGCCTGAGAATCGGCGAGCCGGGTGCTTGCTAGTGCCTCCGGTGGCCCCATCACCAGCCCTGCCAAGGTCGCGGTGATGGCGGCCGCGTACACGACTGCTCGTTTCACTTGGCACCTCCGTCGTGTTGGTCGTCCCTCCCTGGGCCGACTCGCGGCGGTCTCGGTATGTGGCTATCGCCTCCCCTCGGTCATGCGTCCTGATCCACGAACACGCGCACGCAGGGCGCCTCGGTCGTGTACCGCTTGCGCGCGGTCAACGTCGTCACCTGCGAATCGTCGCGGAACACCCCGGCGTCGGTCATCCCGTCGAGCACCGCGCGGGCCAGCTTGTCGACGTCGGGCTTCACGATCGGTACGCCAGCCTTCGGCCGCTGCGGCCGTCGCAGGAAGAACATGAGCGTGATCCGAACCGGGCCGAGCTCGGGACCCTCGCCGTTCAGCTCGGCGCGAGCGGCGTCGACGATCTGCGACCGCCACGACCGCAGCGTTGCCTTGTTGTCGTCGACGACGACGGCGCGGTTCTTCACGACGAACGCGCGCTTCGATCCCTGGGGGACCGGGTCGCCAAAGACTTGGAACGTCAGCGACCTCACGACAGACCCCTCGAGACCAGCCACGCGCCCGCCGCGATTCCCCCGATGAGCAGGTTGAACGCGAGGAGCGCGCCGAAGAAATCCTCGAGCGCATCGGCCGCGGCCAGGGCGACCCCGATGACGACGACCAGGAAGACCTCGATCCCGGCGACGATCCACACCGCGTTCACCGTTGCCCCCGTTGCTCGGCGCGGAGCTCGTCGGCGATGTCCCTGCACGCCCCGGCCATCGCGCGGTACAGCGCGGCCACGTCGTCGGCGGTGCCGGTGACGGGGTGCTTCGGCTGCGCCGGACGGCCCGGCTCACGTTCACGACGACGTGGAGCGACGACGGGGGTCACGACCGCCCCGCCTTCCGCCGGTCGGCCGCGAGCTCCCGCCGGTACTCGAGGATCGGCCCGACCTCCGGCTCGTCGACGAGCGAGATGCCCAGCCGATCGGCGAGGTTCTCGAGCAGGCCGTTGCGTAGGGTCCACGCCGAGTCGCCGTCGTCGCGTAGGTTCTCGAGCACCTGCCGCCGGTGACCTCGCAGCGCCATCGACAGGGTGACTTCCTCGCGGCCGTAGCGGTGCTGCAGGGCGACGTAGCCCTTGAGCTCGCGTTCGAGGTCGTCGAGGGCGTCAGTCACGGCGCGTCAGCTCCTCGATCTCCTCGTCGGTCATGTCGTCGACCGAGCGCGATGGCGTGTAGCGGTCGACCGGCGCTGCCCCATTCAGCGACGGCCAGTGCTTCACGAGCGCCTGCGCCGTGAGGTCCCAGGTTGGGTGAACCCGGCGGTACGTTCTCGCCCGGACCGCGACGTCCTGGGGCGTGGCACCGATGTCGCGCAGTTGCTTCGTCGCGTCGTTGAGCTTGCCTCGGGCGGATCGGGTGAGGGCGTCGAGGTCTGCGTTCTCGACTTCGGCGAGGGCCTCGAACAGCTCATCTCTCGGTCGCGGCGGCTTGCCCGTCGCAAGGGTTTGTTCTTTAGGTACGGGTACGGGTACGGGGCTGGTGGCGTCCACCAGCGGCAACGCCAGCGGCTCGCTGGTATCTCGCTGGTCGCCCGCTGGTGAATCCGCTGGTGCGAACCGACCAGCGGCTCGCTGGGCGCTCGCTGCTCGAGCCTTGCCCGCACCGACGCGCTGCTCGCGCCACCGCTCACGCTCGGCCTCAGTCTCGGCCCTCGAGGGGTTCCAATCGAGCCAGTCGTGAATCTGCCAGCCGCCGCGCATCGACGTCCACAGCCCGGCGCGCTCGAGCTCTTTGGCGATCGAGGGTTTCGGACCCACGGCCCGCGGTACGTGACCGTCGGTGAGGTAGCGGGCGCAGTAGACCATCCCGAGAACGTGCGCGCGGAACGCTCGATCGGACAGGCCGACGACCTTCGGGTGATCGCCGAACGCGTCGTCGAGCTTGAGCCAGCCCATCACATACCCGCTAGGTTCGACGCCCACTCTGCGACCCATGACCCATGCGTCTCGGGCCGTCGGGACTTCACGACGCGCTGCGTGTTCGTCGCGATGCCCGACCGGGCCGCCGCCTGCATCCGGGCGCCGAGAGCTCGCGGCTCCCGTGGTGACGCGATCTCAAGCTCGTCGAGCCGCCACCACACATCGTCAGCCGTGAAGGTCGCAGCCCGTCGGGCTACGTAGACGATCGCGTCGTCGGCGGCTCGCTTCCACTCCTCGTCGGCGTGATCGTCGACGCGCTGGATCGCCTCGGCCGTTCGCTTGTGGGATTCCCGCTCGAGCTCGTCCAGGTTCCGGCGGTGCTCACCGAGAGGGTGCTCGGCGCGGCAGTCGATGCACCACACCCGCGTCCCGACGGTCTCGGGGAACATCGCGGCCTGATCGCTCACGCGGCCTCAGAGCTCACTTCGGGGCGTTTCGGTGGCCTAGGCCGCACGAGGTAGGTGTGTCGGTTCCTTGTGCGTACGTAATAAATGGGGATGGCCTTGCGGGGACGGCCTCGACCGAACAGCGGGAGCTTGATCTGGCCCGGCTCGGTCGACGCCTTCATGTGCCACACGCCGTCCTCGCCCAGCCGCATCCGATCGTCGCGACGAATCTCGGCCACGCGCCTGCACGTCTCACGCCGCGGTCGCCCCTGTCGGCGATGCCCCCGGCGGTACGCCTGCTCGCCTCCGAAGAAACGGCCACACCGCGGGCAGCGGATGGGCTCGGTCATCGGCCCCACCGACCCGCCGATACGTGGCGCCGCTCGGCGAGCCACTCCTCGACATCCATCGGGCGGTACCGCACGTGCTTCCCGATCTTGAAATATGGGGGTCCGCTGTCCTTATGCGCCCACGTGGAGAGGGTCCGGGGCGGGATGTTCAGGTATTCCGCGACCTCCGCGCGGCTCAACAGGCGTTCGCCGTTCACCCGCGCTCACCATCCCGCCACGCCGCCGCGACCCTCGCGAGTTGCTCCCGAGTGAACGCTGCCTTCGTCTTCGGCACCGGGCCGGGGATACGTTCGGCCGCGCGTAACTTGGTTGCCAGCTTGATCGCCGCCGAGGTACTCATGTCCTTCGGCGCGCGGCTCCACGCCTCGTCCGATGCAGGTGAGGAGTCCCCGGCCTCCGGGGCGTCTGGCTCGCCTTCCCCAAACGAGACCGTCTGCTCGGTTGCCGGGGACCCCTCGGTCCCGACGCCGGAAAGTGAGGTCGAAGCGGCGTCGGAAGGTTCGGGGCGAGGGTCGTCCGCGTCGCGGTTGACCGTGGAGGGTGGCGACGTCGCCGTGCCCCCGCCCCGAAGCTCGTCGCGGATCGCGGTCCAGCGGTCGATCAGCGTGGACGCGTCCTCGCGGTTGAGTTGCTTGTAAGAGTCGACGTTCGCCATCGCGTGACCCTCGTCGTGCGACATCCCGATCTCGCGCTCGAGCTGGTGCAGGAGGCCGACCTGCTCGTTCGTCGCCGGTCCCTCCGGGTCGGCGAAGTCGAACCCTGCCATGACCAGGGCGGCGCCGAGACAGGACCGGAGCGCGTTCCGCATCGCTCGCGTCTGGGCCATCGCGCGCAGCGTGTGGTCGTCGGCGCTGCGGCGCGGCTGTTCCTTGCGCGTGCACATCGCCTCGGCCGATCCGACGACGTCGCCGTCGCGGGTCCGCACGATTGCGCGCGCCTCCCACCCGTTCTCGACAGGCTTCGTCCACTCGACGAACGGCGTCAGCCCGTAGGTCATGGCGAGCAGCGACCACGCGGGGAACCCGAAGAAGTCGCGGTTGTTGAACCGGGTAACGAACCCCCGGTCGCGGGCGATGTCGATGACGTCGCGCACGTTCCGCTCGACGCTGGCGAGCATGGCCCGCGTGTCGCCGGTGCCGACGATCTGCGACAGGGCGTCGTCGCGGCGCTCGATGGCGACGGGCTCAGTCATACGGGCGGGATGTCCGTCTCGTCGTCCACGATTCCGCCGATCGACCCACGGATGTCAACCCCGGCGGGGGCGGGCGCTGCCACGAGCGTGCGGTTCACGCCCGCCCCCTCGGTCTCAGCGGCCGGGAGATCGAGCACCGGCTGCACCGGCGAGCGACCCAGCAGGTCGACGCCGAACGGCCGGGAGATGTCCTTGCGCTTGCGCCACTCGCGCACGTCGACCGCGAGCGTCACGGCTTCCCACCCGATCTCGAGGTTGACCCAGAACAGCTCGCACCGGGCCTGGCCGACCGGCAGGTGCATCACGAGCCCCTGCGTTCGGTCGACGGGCTGCGCCGAGTCCCACGCCCCCGCGGCCGGGTTCCATATCCACTCGGCGTTCGCGTACAGCGCGAGCTGCACCGCGATCTCGAGCCACCCGTACGACAGGTCGGCGCCGGTCTTCACGTCGGCGATGTACGCGCGCGGGTCCCAGACCACGATCCGGTCGAACGTCCCGGCGATGCCGAGGTCGGGGATGCAGACGATCCGCTCGACCAGGGTGGGAATCACGCGGACCCCGTGCAGGGACAGCGCCGCGTGGTACGCCTCGAGGTCGAGGTCCCACGGCGACGGGACCTCCGGGGCCTCGCCCCGGTCGGACTGCGCCGACCACTCGTGCAGCGCCGTCCCCATGTTCCGCCCGCTCGAGCCTCCGGCGTACTCGATCGCGTCCTCTGCGACCTCGTTGAGCTGCTTCTTCCCGGTGTCGAGCGGCAGCGCCGACGCGAGCGCGCGGAGGTCGTCGCGCGTGGCGACGCCCTTGACGGCCATGCGGAGCTTCCAATCGACCAGACCCCACGGGTCCGACAACGTGTTCGCCAGCGTCGTCGCTCGCGTCCACGCGCGCTCCTCGCCGGTGGTGGGGTCGGGGAGGAGATACCGTCCCCACCGATCCCTGCGCGGCTCGCTCACGACTCCAACGCCTTTTGGATCGAGGCCATGAGCGCATCGGCATCGCGCGGCCCAAGGTCGAGGTCGGCGACCTGGTTGAACGCCCGACGTAGCCGCGCGTTGCAGTCGTCGCACCACTCGTGGTCGCGGATGGGGTTGTGTAAGTCCCCGCGAGCCTCGTGGTCGTAGATGCCGCCGAAGATGCGGACCTGCGCCTCCCGCGCCGACTGCAAGGTGGCCTGCCGCGACGCCCATGCTCGCTCGGCCATCTCGTCCGCGCGCCCTCCGGCGACGACCGCCGCGTAGACGAGGACCGCGACGAACAGCACCACAAGGACGAGGAACCACGACAGCACCGGCGAGAGCGCGATCACGGAGCCAGCCTCGCCCCGCCGATGCTGGCGAACGGGCCGAACCACCGATTCCCGACGTGGATCAGGAACCCGACCCAGCGGCCATCCGGCCAGACGACCGGGATGACCTCCGAGCTGTAGCGGCGCTCGGTCACGACGCGGCCCCGTAGTACGCCTGCGCCAGCGCCCGTTCCTCGTCGTTCACACGGAAGGCCCCGGCCATGATCCCGGTCCCACCGTGGTAGAAGCCCAGGGCGTGCCCGATCTCGTGGGCGATCACGGTCTGCATCCCACTGGTGGGCTTCCACCAGGGAGCCCACGGACTGAACGCGGCGATGCCGCCGTTGACGGCCTCGGCGTAGCCCGCCTCGTCGCTCTGATCCAAGCGGTTCCGAACGAGCAGGATCGCGTCGGGAACGAGCATCCCGTCGACGCCCGCCGTGCCGATGTTTTCGTCGAACAGGTACGGCAGCGACGTCTCGGCCAGCCGGGTCACGGTGAACGGGATGCCCCACTCGGCGAGCGCCTTGCCACGCGCCTGCCGCCACTCGCGCCGGTGCTCGGGGCGCAGTGTGTCGATCATCGCGTCGACGACGTGGATCGGTACCGAGTACGCGGGTGCGACGCTCGACTCGCCGGGGCTCCATGTGGTCGCGGTCGCAGGGCTCGCCGTGGCGAGCACCCCCGCGATGACCAGCGCGCCGACGAGCGGCCGCCTCACGACAGCAGCTCCGCGTCGCACTCGATGCAGATGCCGTCAGCGACCGAGTCGTCCTCGCACATCGGCCGCTCGCAGAGCGAGCACCAGTCCATCGCCGAGGCCGTGCAGAACTCACACCGCGGCGGGACGTACTCGTCGATTGCCTGCTCGATGTGACTGATGGCGCGGTTCTCGCTGGCGATCTCGTCGTCGAGCTCGCGGTGGGTGCGAACACCGGCGAGCGGAGGCTGCGGGTACGCGGGCGCGTGCTTGCCGAGGGTGTGGTGCATCAGGCCCCACCCGCGATGACCGCGTGGCCCATCTGGTTCGGTTGCCACGCGTAGACGTTGCCGATGGAGCACCACCAGCGGTGAGGGCGCCACCCGCAGTGATTGCACCCGGCGGGCATGGAGCACCAGTCGGCATGAACGACCCGGCCGCAGCGCCAGCACTTCACGCCGACACCTCGTCGGGCTCCTCGGTGAGCAGCGCCGCCAGCTCGTCGAACTCCATCTCGAGCGCGCGCGCGAGCTTGCCGATCGTCGTCGCGGTCGGTGCGTTGTGACCGTTCTCAATCCGCGTGACGGTCTCGTCGGCCAGGCCAGCGCGGCGAGCGAGATCGCGGGCGCTCAGACCTTTCATGGCCCGGAGCTTCGCAAGGGCGGGAATGGTTCTCACGGATGCGAACCCTACGCGCTCACGCGCGGGATGTCAACGCATCGGCGGGACTCGTTTGCGTTTTCCCCAGAAATACGCCAAACTCCGTACCCCATTCCCCAGGGAGGGTGACGGACGATGGACCGACACGAGTACCGCGGGAAGCTCGCGGCCAGGCTGCGAGGTGCTCGGGCCGAAAGCGGCCTGTCCCAGGTTCAGGTCGAGCAGGCGACCGGCATCGACACGTCGCGCCTGTCGCGAATCGAGAAAGGCGACCGGGCGATCGAGCTGGAAGACCTGCTCCTGCTCGCCGGGATATACGATGTGCCGTTCGAGCGGTTCCTCGAGGTGGGCGCACCTCTTGGTGATCCGCCTTCGGCCACGCGGGCGTCCTCCAACGGACAACGCCAAACCCAGGCGGCCTAACCCAGCCTCCCCACCCGAACCCCCCGGCCGACCGATGCGCGCCGTAGCCCGTACCGCCGATGACGTAGGGATGGAGGACCGCACCTTTCCCGCGGTGCTCCGCCGGTTCGACCGTCACCTGGACGTGGTCGGTCGAGCCGATGGGACGCGGCGGCACTATCGGTACGAGCTGCTCTGCTGGTGGACCGACTACCTGTTCCCCGGCGAGCTCGAGGTCGCCGATATTCGGCCCGGCCACGTCGAGGAGTACCTCGGCACCCTGCCCCGCCAGGGGTCGAAGCGCGGCGACGCGATCCGCGCGCTGCGTGCGTTCTTCGCATGGGCTGTCGTCGAGGGTGAGGTCGACCGCGACCCGGCGGCGCACGTCCCCATCCCCCGACCGAAGGTGCCCCCGGCGCCGGACCTATCCGACGACGAGCTGCGCCGTCTACTCCGCGCCGCGTTCCGTCGGGAGCCTCGGCGAGGGTGGGCGATCCTGCTCTGCTACGTCACCGGCGCCAGGGTCGGCTCGCTCGTAGCAGCCCGGCCGAGCGACGTCCACCTCGGCTCCAACGCTCGGCTCGATCTCCTCGAGGCCAAGGGCGGGAAGCCGTACAGCGTGCCGCTCGAGCGGGCGGGCGTGATTGCTGCAACGCAGCTCCAACGATCGACAACTGTTGGCGATCGTCTCATCGGTGTCGGCGCCGAGCGGTTCCGCCAGTGGGTCCACGCCGCCGAACAGGAGGCCGGGCTCGGCCGTGTCTGGCCGCACCTGCTCCGTCACGCGGCGTCGACCAGGGTCGCCCGGTCCTCCGACCCCGAGACTTGGCGGCGGTTCATGAATCACGCCGACCTATCGCAGTGGGCGCGGTACGTGGCCGGGACCGACGAGCGGGTTCGGCGGGCCGTCCCGACGCCGTGAACGCGAAAGCGCCCCCGGTCCTGTCCCAGGGAGGGTAGACAGGCCGGGGGCGCTGGGGCCGCGCGGAGCGCGACTATCCGGTTGCCGCTCCTGGTGCTTGCGGCGGCGGCTCGACTGAGATGAACGTGATGACGAACGAGAACGCCGCGGCGACGAGCAGCGGAGGCAGGAGCTTCCCGAACGCGACGAGGTCGGCGACGGTCGAGAACGTGATGACCAGACCGGCCGAGACGATCTTCTCGAGGAACGCGCGGATGGCTTTCTCGAGCTTCGACGCCGATGGATGGATCAGGTAAGCGGCGGCGACCGCGAGAACCCCGCCGATCGCTGCCGAGAGTAGGCCGAGCCCGAGGGTGAGGACGTTGTTCCCAATCAGCGTCGGGTCCGCCCATTCGAGTCCCTGGACGGCGACGAGCACGGCGCCCGCCAGGACGAGAAACGTCCGCGTGAAGACGCCGAGTGCTTCCTTCCCGGTCATGCCTTCCCTCCGATCTGTTCGCTCCCGGCGAACGTTGGTGCGATGCGCCCTCCGTTGAGGGCGGTCGACGGCAACGGTTCGAGTCTCACTATCTCCTCGATACAGACGACCGGGATGTGCGTGATCGCCCGCCAGCCCTCGCCGTCGGGCAGGCGTTCGGCGGCGACGTGCAGGTAGCGGTCGTCGGCGCCGATCTCATAGCCGACGGTCTCGACGAGGTAGTCGGTGCGCGGCTCGGCCTCGTGGTCGACGTCGAACCATGCATCGTGCCACCGGACGAGGATGATGAGCTCGCCCATCATCGTCGCGCTCGGATCACGAGGACGACGATGGCGAGGATGAGCGCCCCGCCCACCGTGATCGTCACGGTGACGTTCGAGCCCCAGCCGATCACGCCGAGATACCCGTCGCCAGTCGGATGCCGAACAGGATCAGGCTCAGGGCGAGCGCGATCCCGGCGGTCAACAGGATGTACTTGATCTGCCGCCGCTGCGCCGCGATCGCGTCGGTGTTCGCTTGTCGCAGGCCGTCGAGCGCGGTCTGCTCGACCGACTTGATCTTGAGGTCTTCGACGTCTTGCTTGAGCCGCTCAAGGCTGTCGTCGAGCCGGGAGGCGAACGGGGCGCCGCCACTTTCGAGCGTGTCGAGCCTGCGGATGATTTCCTTGTTCCGCTCGTTGACGTTCGCCTTAGCGTCGGCGACCGCCGTTTCGAGGGTCGCCCGGGCGAAGTCCATCGCCTGCGTCTCGGCGACGTGCTTCTCGGCGTGGGAGCCGTGCTCGGCGTCGTGAGCTCGGCGGCGCTCCTGCAAGATGCGCTCGAAATAGTCGCGCTCGCTGACGCGTCCGCCCCCGTGGCGCCGATCGTCGCCGGACCGTTCGACGTGCTCGTGGCCATTGGCGTCCTCGGTCATTCGCCGTGAGGGTTCAGCGCCGCGAACCGGGCCGAGCGCCAGCCGCGCTGGAACCACTCAGGCCGATCATTCGGGGCATCGCCCGGGTCCTCGCCGCCCTTGTCCTTGTAACGGTCGCGGTAGGCGTCCTCGCCCTTGGCGTACTGGTCGAGCCGCTCGTCCTGCATGAACTCCTCCCGCGCTCGTGCCGTGGCGTTCTTCGCCGCCGACGGCGTGCTCATGTACTCGAAGTGCATCCAATCCTTCGCGCCGTCGTAATCCCCACCCCAGCGGAACCCGTAGTCGGTCCACAGCGCGCCCATCGCCGCGGGGATCGAGTGAGATGTGCAGCCGAAGCAGTTGACCGGCGCGTTCACGTCGATCGCCAAACCCCAGGAATGGTTCGACGGCGTGGTCGTGATGCCGCCGCTCGGCGTCTTTATGAAACGCCCGGCGTAGCCCCAGCACCAGCCGTCGCGGAGCGTGACGTACCCACGGCTGATCGACTCGACGAGCAGGAGCTCCATGAGAGCCTGCACGCCGGGGTGTACGCCGCCGGGGAAGTCGGCGCCCTCTACGCGGAGCGCCACCATGTCGTCGCTCCGATCGACGGGCCAGCCCGACCCCCAGCCGCGGTCGGATGCGTCGGTCATGCTGCTCTCGGCAGCTCGTGGATCAGCACGGCGTCCCCCCATCCTCCGAAGATCAGCTCGTCGATCTGCTCGAGCGTGAACCGCGCCTTCCCGTTCACGCCCCAGCCGGGACCCCACGAGTTGAGCATGTCGACGTATGGCCACGGCCAGTCGTCCGGGTCCAGGTCGATCGTGACCAGCAGCCACTCGTGCCCGCCGCGTGACGGCTGCGAGTAGTCGACCCGCATACACGCCACGCCGTCCACGATCTTCGGCGAGTCCATGCTCGGGTACCAGTCCGAGCCGACGCAGAGCGTCCCGAGCTCGAGCAGCGCGTACCGGAGCTGCTCCGGCCCGGCGTTCCAGTTGGCGATCCACTCGAAACGGTCGATGGCCTTGCGCGCGAGGAGCTCCTCACACGCCGACAGCGCCGAGGTTCCCATCTGCAACGACGTGTCGGGCGTCCCCCAATATCGGGCGCTGGCCGCGAGGTAGAACTTCCGGCACCAGTCCTCGTCGATGCCCTCGACGCCGACCGGGTTCCCTGCCCGCCGGTGGCCGAAACAGTGGGCGACGCAGGTGCCGGTCGCGCCCTGATCGAGTCGGATCGGTTCCTTCCACTGGCGGCGTGTCCGCGTCGTGCTGTCCGCTTGGACGGGATGCAGCGCCACCGCGCGCGGTGTCCGCGGGTCGAGGATACGACCTAGGCCACTCACGCCGACAGCTTGAACGCGGCCACGGACAGATTCGTCACGGCCGAGTAGGTCACGGTGACGGTCGTCCCGAATCGCGCCGTGGGGAACGGGCCGATCATCACGTCGCCGGTCGTCGCCGGGATCACGACGGCTTGATCGTGGTCGAACCCTTGGTCGCACGCCTTCGTCGAGTCGATCGTCACCGTGCGCGTCGCGGCGTTCGTGTTCTTACAGTGCAGGAACGTGCGCCCGTCGTTGACGAATGTGTCGGGGCCGACGGCCGCGGCGTAGTCGGCGCCCTCGCCGTCGAGGTCGATGGTCTGGATCGCGATGACTGACACCTGCGTGCCTCCTATGCGAGCTTGACGGCCCACACGGTCGAGTTGGTGAAGACCGTGGTTGCGGTCCCACCAGAGGTGTTCTGCGCGAACTGCAGTGTCACGTTCCCGGCGTTGGCACCGCCGACGTAGATGACTCTGATGGGGGCCAGATAGCGGCCGCTCCCTACCCCATTGCCGAACAGGGTCGTGGATGTGGTCGGGCTGGTCGTGCCGAACATGTCCAGGACGTTCGCCGCGGGGGTCGCCGACATCCACATGATGGAGGCATCCACCCGACCCGCCGTGGGGAAGGTGAACGCGACCTTCATGTCCTCCGTGGTGCCCGCCGTGTAGAGCACGTTGAACGTGGCCTGCCACACCTCGTTGGCGAGGACCGGCAGAACCATAGAGGTGCAGTCCACGAGCACCGTGGAGGATGTGACCGTCTGGTCTGCGGTCTTGCGGGCGATCAGATGCTCTCCGACCGCCAGGAAGTTGTCGCGGATGTGCGGGTCCATGATGGCCTTGGTGATCAGCTCGCCGTCGGTCCAGGTTCGAGGATTTGTCCAGGCCATGTGACGGTCTCCTTAGCCGACGAGTGATGTGGTGACGCCGAGCTCGGACTTTCCAACGGTCCCGAGCTCCCATTGGCCCTGCTGGTACGACGTGGACGACAACGCCCACACCGCCCGCAGGTATCTCGACGCGGCGTACTCCCAATGCATCCCCTCAACGACCGAGGGCTGGTCGATCAGCCCGCCGTTCGGCGGACGCTTACGAGCGGCGATGCGGTCGTGAATCTCGCGCATCAGGATGCGCGGCACCGACGCCGCGTCGGCGCGGGTGTCGAGCGTTATCGACTTGACCCGGGTCTGGGGTATCGAGTACCGCGACAGGAGGAACTCGGCGCGCTCGAGCATCGCCCCAGTGGTCGTCAGCAGCGTGCTCACCGACAGCGACCGTGGCGCCGACACCCCCGCTGGGCCGCTGAATATCGCCTGACTCGCCACATCTGCCACCGTCTGATCGGCAAGCCCCGGCGCCGTCACGGTGACCTCGTTCCACAGCGTCTCGTCGTCGTAGTCGGTGTCGAGGTCTTCGTAAGGCTTCTCGCCGATCACATCGCCCCAGGTGTCGTTGGCCTCGTCGAGTAGGACCGTGTGCAGACGATCGAAGAACGTCACCACACCGCTGCCCGAGACGAACAGCACCCCACCCTCGCTCGCGGCCACCTCCTGCAAGTGCGACAGGATGGTGGTGTTCGTGAGCGTGACGGCCTGAACATCAGAGTCGCCGTCGTCTATCGCCCGCAGGCTCGCGGGCCAGCCGATCGCGTCGAGCAGCGCGGTGATACGCGCTCCGGCGCCCTCGACGCCGCGGGTGACGGTGACCTTCGCAAGGTTGAACACCTTGAACGCATCGACCGCGCGCACCTCGACGGCGGCGTCGCCAGCCGGTCCCCGGGTCCACGTCTGCGGCATCGCCTCGAGGAACCCGCTGAACAGGTCGTATGTGACGGCGTTGTACGTCGCCTGGATCGACAGCGGCGCCATCGGTCGAAGGAACGGGAACAGCGGGCTGCTCGCGTTCTCCGGGGTGTAGGTCCCGTCCCGGTTCGCGAACCGCACGGACGCCTTGCCAGCCTCTACCCGGTCAAGCTCGTGCTGCCGTCCTCGACTGATCTTGAACCCGCGGACTCCGGTGAGCTGCTCGAGGGACGTCGAGACGAGGAACGTGCTGGTGCCGAGGATCGACTCGACCGAATCTCCGAGAATCCACCCGGTCGGGACGCCGAGCGAGATGGTGATGGTCGGGAGCGGCACTACGCCGTTCCGCCGAAGATGTCGCCGTTGCGGCGGCCGGTGCGAACGAGCTCCCGGCGGATGATATCCGCGACCTCCTCGATCCCGCCGGGGCCGACCACGTTTCCGATGGTGATGTTCACGGTGGAACCACCGAAGCCCATCTCGTTATTGACGCCGGAGAACACCTCGCCCTTGTGCACCATCGCGAGCCCGGTCTTCTCGACGACGCCGCCGTGCTGGTAACCACCGCCGGTCTGGTAGCCGTGACCCGAGGTGGTCGTGGCGATGTGCGTGACGACCTGGTCGGGGATACGGTTGAGCTCGGTGATGTAGGAGCGAATCTCCCCGATGAGCTCGTTGACCGCGGCCTTATTCACCCCGGCCGCATTGGCCGCTTCACGGATGGCCCTTTCGACCTTCGACTGCTTCTCCCCGGCGTCGACGAGCTCTTTGCCGTAGGAAAACACGGCTTCCTCGAGCGCGATCTGATCCTCGACGACGGACAGCACCGCGTCGTCGTATGCCTTCGTGTCTTCCTTGCCGTGCTGCTGCAACTGGTTGAGCGTGCGCTGATCCTCGGCGAGCGTCTTCGCCGAGTCGATGATCCCGAGGAACGAGTTACTCAGGGCAAGGACCGCGAGCCGCTGGTCGCGCATCGCCTCGGTGAGGTGCTCGGTGGCGTTCCTGTTGATCGTTTGGGCCTCAGCCGAGGTATCCATCGCCTCGGCGAACCGGCCGCGGTAGAACGTCGACAGGTCACCGACAACCCCGGCGTTCGTTTGCAACGAGTCGGTCGCCGCGTCACTCGCATCCTTGAACGCGAAGAACACCTGCGAGCCCGGGACCTCGTTCTCGATGAGCGTCTGGATGGCGCCACCCACAGCATCGCCCCAGACTTTCCATATCCCACTCGACTCGCCCGCCTGGTCGGTGAGCTTCGGCAGCAGGTCGAGGAGCGACTGAATCGGGCCGATGATGTCTTCGACTTCGGTCTTCGCGGACTCGAACGCGACGACGAGGCCGCGGCCGACGAACTCGATGACCGGCGCGAGCTGGGTCAGCAGGTCCGCGAACGCGCCCGTCATCTCGGCAATCACCGGGAGCAGCAGCCCGCCGATGACCTCCTGCAGGTCTTCGATCTTCTGCTGCGCCTTGGCCTGCGCGCCAGCGAAGGTATCGCCCGCCGCCTTCGCGGCACCGCCGAACTCCTTATTCAGCTCGGCGAGGATGAGCTTCTGCGCGCCCATCGTGTCGCCCGCCTCGACCATCGCCGTGATCTGTTCTTTCTGCCCGTCGGTGAATGAGACGCCGACGCGCGTGAGCGCGGTGAGGCCCTTGATCGGGTCGTTCAGCGCCTTGCCGACGAGGATGGTCTTCGAGTTGAGGTCTTCCATCGTCGGGATGGCGCCGTTCCCCATCGACGTCGCCATGTCGAGGATCGCGCCCGTCGCCTGGTTGAAGACGTCGTTCCCCTTGCCCGTCTCGTTGCGGACCTTCGTGAACGTGAGGAGCAGGTTCTCCGACGCCTGGATCGCCTCATCGTCGGCGCCGCTCATGTCGCGGAGCTTCTGCGCGAGGGCGAGCACGTCATCGGCGGTCACGTTGGCCGCGCCGCCCGTCGATTTGAGGACGGCGTTGGTCTGCGCCATCGCCGCCTCGGACTCTTTGAACGCGTTGATCGAGTCGACGCCGAACTTGAGCACGGCCGCACCGGCCGCCGCCGCGGCGAGCGGCATGACGTTGCCGAACGTCGAGGAGAACACGCCGCCGGTCTTCTTCGTCGACGAGTCGAGCGTCGAATGTCCGGCGTCGATCTGCTTCTGCGCGGCGAGCACCTTGTCGGCGTCGGCGAGGTAGGTGATCGTCAGCGAGCG